TTAATCAGCCGCAAGGCTGGCGGCGGAGACAACCACGCGAGGCGTGTCGTTCGACACGCCATAGGTCACACCCACATGCAGGCCGGCGGCAAATGCAGCGCCGGTGGTGCACATCAAGGTCAGGCCGACCACCATTGTGGACATGCTCGGACCCCGGCGCTTGGGGGTGGAAAAAATCATGCGTTTAGACATCAGACAATTCCAATTGACGTGGAATATGCGGGTGTCCGGACGACTTCCGGCACGCGCGGTCAATAGTTTGTCCGGATGCCTCTTAAAAAAGCGCAAACCCTGATCGAATAAACAGATCTAAATGCTCTCGCCCTCCCCCGGGCCGGCGGCGTCTTTGCAGAAAATGTGACTTCCGATGAGTGCAGTGCCTTTCATGGCAAGGGACCATTCAGGCGTCTCATCATGCAGATGGCAACGTGTGGCACCCTGCACCAGGTCCTCCTCTTCATCCGCAATGACACGGCAAATGCTTGCCATAGCGCGGAAATGGGCCCTCGACAGCACACTTGGCGGCATTGTTGCGGTAGCGCGCGGACAGCAGCTGCGCCATGACCCATCGCCGAAAACCGGGTGGACGGTGCTGTTCGACCGAATATGCGCCAAGGCTTCGTGTCGCCGGTTCCGGATCATCTGTGCAAACGCGATGTAAGCCTTTTGCGGGCCATTTCCCGCGAGGGAAACCACCACGCATGTGATGAACAGCACCTCCTCATAGCTCGGCGGACTGGATGCGTTGTCGCTGGTCGCGGTCACCTGCGGGCACCTACCTGTTGGACGTTACTACGGACGGCCTTACAAACGGCCGCTTGATAGGAATATTATCCTATATCTCCTTGCAACCAAGTGCAATCCCGATTGCATTCCGCATATCGTACAATTCTATCTTAGGTTGTAAACTGATTGTGTCGGGTGATCGGCGCCTCAATCGCGCTTTTGAGACCAATGGCGAACTGATTTTTCCGCGGACCGGCCGATGACGTATCCCCCAACGCCAACCGTCAAAAGGTTCCACATGGGTTCGGGCAGATCCAGATGGACCGCAGTGCCGAAGAGCAATTGCATATAGGGCGCCACCAGATAGTTGTTGATGAGAATGGCAGTGATGGAGAGCATGAGGATGGGTCGCCACTGGGCCGCCAAGGGATGATCACTGCGGGCTTCCGCTTCAATGATTGCGCCCGATGCCTTGATGAGATCGCGCTCCTGCTCAAGCGCCATCCGCTGAATGTCCTGCTTGAGGCGGGCGGCAAGGTCCTTATCCGGGACGGATTTGTCAATCAGCCCGGCTACAGGGCCCGCAAGGAAGGTAAGGATGGCTGACAGCATGGGGGGCTCTTACTGAAAATCAGGGATCTGGAGGCGGGCGAAATGTGCGGACACCTGAATGCTGCCGCCGGTGAAGCTGCCGGATGACGCAGTAAAGCGGATGGGGGTCGCTGTGTAGTAAGCTTGGGGCTGGGCAATACCGTTGAGTTGCGCATTGAGGCCAACCCCAATTCCGTTGCCGAACCTGAGCGGGTCGGCCGCAACACCGGCGGCGAAACTCGCAGGCCCCAATACGGGGTCGGTAACCAGACAGGTGATGCCGAACAGCACGCATCTTTCCGGGATCACAATTGCCGTATCCGATGAGGTGGCTGCGGCCAGCACATGCGTCTCTGATGTGACATCAAATATGAGGGCTGAGCCAAACGGAGATACAGGATTGCCCCGGCGCCACTTCCCCTGGGTCCAGGTGAGGGTGTGGCCCTCATCCGCCACGAAGCATCGCCAGCCTTCTCGCGGAACAAAGAATGCCCAGACGCCGTCCTGCCAGGCGGCAATGTGCCCTTCACGGCCAGTCCAGGCATCCGTTGCCGATGAAGCTATGAGGTAGGCATCACCATCCAATGGGACGGGCGGGGGTGATGACTGGCTGGCGCTTGATACCGATAGCTGGGCGAGCACATCAAGCGCCTGCAAGGCATCATTGTGCGTGATGTGCTTTTGCGCCTGGGCCGGCGCTATGAAGGGAAGCGCCAAACGCGTGGAACTAGACATTGATTGTTACCTCTGTTGCTGCACCGGGACCAAAGGTGGTGCTGATCTGCGCCACGCGGACGGATCCGCTGGTCACAAGCGCGCCGGTATCCGCAAGCTGGTTCGCCGCGGTGTAGATAAGGCGCGCCGATGAGGGGGCGGCACTGTGAACGGGCATGCCACCCTGATAGATGTCCACGGCATATTGCTCGACATCTTCTGCAAGGGGGACGTCCAACTGCTCCCAGGCATCACCGTTGATCCGTGTGCGGCGGACCCAATCGAACTGAACATCTCCATTGAGCAAGCGGGTTACCCGCAGATGCGCGGGTGCCAATGGCCGCAGCCCCCGCCCGATGCCTGCAAAACTCCGGGTGACATAGGCCGGGTGGGACATTGCAAGCTGCGCCGGGCCATAGCGCCAGACGAAAGGAAAGGTGCGCTCCTCAGGAGACAGGGCCACCTGCCGCAGGGCGCCGGTAAGGAGCACGAAGCGACTGCCGGCTGGATGAGGTGCCTGCATTTCAGGTTCGGAGCCTGCCTGCCCCCGCAAGAACCAGGACAGCTCATAGGTGCCGGGTGCCACGAGCTCTGCGTCACGGAACTGAATGATTTCGAAGCCTGTTTGCTCAGTGCCGATTGCTGCGACATTTGCACCACCAAGGACTGCCTGCTCGGAGACACCCTCCAGTGCGCCGGAGAAGAGTTTGACCTGCACGTGGTTGCCCCGGTCCCAGCGCCCGACCGGGCCTGCGTGAAGATTCCAGACCAGCTCGCCAATGACCGCCGGCGCGGGGATGGAAGTGTCGAGGGACAGTTCATCAACTTGCGTGCCGCGATAAAGCGCCATGCTGCCCGGCCATGGGGCCGCACCGGCAGCGACAAACGGGGCATGTGCTTCCTGCCCGCTGCGTAGCATTGGCAGATCAAGAAACAACAGATCCGCGGGGCCGAAACTGGCAACGCCGGACGAGGCCGCGGGGCGCTCAGGCGCACTTAGCGGCCCGAAAATGCCGGGCTCTGCGGACAGAGCCTCGACGGCGCGGGCGCCGGCATCGGAGACACGCATCAGGCGGAAGGTATGGTCGCGATCATCGCTGCGACATGTAACGGTGTCGCCGGGGTCAAGCGCTAGTTGCGACGGGGGGAGCGCGAACGCCGCTTGCTCGCGCGCCAGCCAGCTGTCCTGGAGGCCCGTTTCGGCTATGCGCAGCGCCTCTTCCTGCCGCAGTACAACAGGCAGAGAGACACCGGTAATGCGGTCCGAGCGGACGATCTGGCGCTGAACACCAATTGCTGCCTGGCGGTAAGTGGCATCGGCCTCGATATAGGAAATCTTGCTGCCGGCCGGGAGGTCCGTTTCCTGGGCGCGGGTCAGGCTGAGGGGCGCGTTGGCGGACCCGGTTGCCACAGCAAGCGCGCCTTCGTCCGTCACGAGTGCCGGCTGAGCGCCGCGATGCAGGAAGCGGATGACGCCTTCACTCTCAACAGCATCAAAGAAAAAGGCGCGCATGAGCGGACCGAGGGCAGCGCGGACACTCATGATGCGATCAATGACCACTCCGTCGACAAGGCCTGATAATCCGCCCACGTCATAACCCTGAACGCCCTGCGCATCCATCAGCGCCGCGACAAGGCGGCCCAGCGGGACGGCACCGAGGCGGCCGGTAAGCCAGTGGCCAAGGCGCCAGTTTTCTCCGTCGCTCCAAATGCGCGTAGCCTGTGGGAATGCCGGCCAGGGACGGGCATCCCAGGTCCAGACATGCACGCTGCCGGGATCAACCATGTGACCGCCATAAATCGGTGACAGCGGGTTGGACTCAGCCTTGAACTCAGGCGATGCAGGGTCCCAATAGCTGTGATGGGCAAGCAGGAACTGCCGCTGAACCACATCGTCGCGCAGCCCGCGTGAGGAATGGGGCAGCCGGCTTTCAGCAGATTTGGGATCGAAGAAGACATTGGGTTGGTTGGCACCACGATCCACCGCCGGGCAGCCAAGCTCTGTAAACCAGATCGGTTTCGACTTGGGGACCCAAGCGGTTGCCCCTCCCATCTCACTGCCGCCGACGCGGTTGACGTGGGTATTGGACCACCAGTTCACCAGGTCCTTGTAGCGGAAGGTCCAGGGCTTGCCGGCGGCGCCGTCGGTGATGGGTGTGCGGATCTGTGCCGAGCGATCGACATCTGACGCATAGAACCAGTCGTAGCCCTCACCGCCGGCAATGTTGCCGCGAAGATAGTCCAGGTCATAGGTGGACGGTGCCCCCGCCAGCGCGTCTGCGTGGCCCTGCCCGTCCCGCCAATCCGCAAGGGGCATGTAGTTATCGATGCCGATCATGTCGATGTCGGCGGATGCCCAGAGCGGATCCAGGTGGAAACTGACATCGCCGGACCCGTCCGCCGGCTGGTGTCCAAAATACTCCGACCAGTCAGCCGCGTAAGTGAGCTTGGTGCCGCTGCCCAAAACACCGCGCACATCGGAGGCGAGCTGGCGCAATGCCTCGACAGCGGGATGGCCCGTGCCGTCACGCACCCAGGTGAGGCCGCGCAGTTCCGTGCCGATGAGAAAGGCTGCAACACCGCCCGCGGCCTTGCATAGGTGGGCGTAGTGCAGCACCTGACGGCGGTAGGACCATTCTGCCGGCCCAGAGTAGGTGACGGTGGTGCCGCTGACTGCGAAGTCTGACGGCTGGGCGGTGCCGAAAAAGCCGGCGACCTGCGCGGCGGCCCCGGCCGTCTTGTCTGGCGATCCCGGCTGGCCTGGGGCCGGATCGACAGTGATGCGGCCGCGCCAGGGGTGCTGTGGCTGGCCGATGAGACCCGTATACGGATCGGTCAACACATTGCCCGACGGCACGTCCATCATCACGAAGGGATAAAAGGTGACGGACAGACCCCGCGCGTGCAGATCCTGAATGGCTTCCACCACGGAACTGTCCGAGGGTGTTCCGCCATAGGCCGGGCGTCCATCTACTGTGGAGACCGATGCGGCCGCGACCCGGTCGAGGCCCGCAACTGACCACGTGGCCGGCGTCGTGCTTTGCCCGCTTTCCACAACTTTCGGCTGGATGGTGCAGTGGCCGGCGCGCAGATCATCCCCAAACCAGGAGACGATGAGGCCTGCACGGCCAAGATTGGGGCAGGTGTCCTGCAACTGGTCTATTGCGACCTGCCAGTCCGTGCCGCCGAGGGCATTGTTGGTGTTGAGCGGTTCTGATCCACCGCCGGGGAAGAGTTTGGTTTGCGGCTGCGGGCTGAGTCCAAATTCGGTGGCACCGGGAATGATGGTGACAGCCTTTATGAGTGTCTCCACATCGTTCAGGGCACGGAAGACCTCAACCTGAAGCTGGGGAATGCGGTTGCCATACGGCGCAAGGGGCAGACGCTCAAAAACGATATAGGCCAGCCCGCGGAAGGCCGGAACACGGTCGGCGCCCTCGACTGCTTCCATGAGGGGATCAGGATCTTGTGTCCCGGTGCCGGTATGGACGCGATAGGTGATCTGGCTGAGATCCAGCAGCTTGCCATCTGCCCAGACACGTCCGACGCGGGTAATCGGGCCTTCGCACAGGCCAAGTGCGACATTGCCGAAATACCGGTACTCGATGGTGGTCGTGCGCTGGGTCTGTGTGGTCGTGCCGCCTCCGCCACCGCTGCCGCCCTTGCCACCGCTGGATGAGGCGGTTGCCGTCGACTCGGTGACGGTCTCGACGATGTCCTCATCGAAATCGGTGGCCCATATCAGCTGGCCTGATAGGCGTGCTCGGCCGAACGCGCGGGGAATGGGGGCACCTTCACTGGACCCCATGACCTGAATGTCACTGAGACGCGGGCCATCGATTGCATATTCCTGCAGGAAGTCCTGCGATGGCGCGCCGAACAAATGCTGATCTACCAGCGACCCAAGACCTGCCCCCACCGCGTTGCCAATGGCGGCGCCGGAGATGGTGGTGCCCAGAGCGGAGAACCCCGCGGGCAGCAGTGCATTGCCGGCAGCGGCGCCGGCGGTGGAGAGAAGAACCGACGCCATGTGCTACCTCCGACCGCCGCGCCTGGACGGCCAGCGCCAGGCTGAGACCATGCGGGTCCGCCACCACCGGCCCAGATGCGTTTCGCACACCGCGCGGCCGGAATAGGCGTGAATGATGGTTTCTGCCGAGGAGAGGATCGCGGCATGCTTGGCAGGCGACTGGGGGGTCATGCGAAACAGCAGCACGTCGCCGGGGTGGACCTGGTCAAGAGCCGTGGGACACAGGTGACGAGATGCTGCATCGGCCAGAGTTTCACGGCCTGAAGCTTCCGCCCAGTCGGCCGAATATGCCGGAGCGGATTCCGGCTCGCTGCCATAGAGCTCACGAAAAATGCCCCGGACAAGACCAAGGCAGTCCGTGCCAGCGCCCTTGCAGCTAGCCTGATGCAGATAAGGCGTGCCTAACCACTGGCGCGCGATAGAGAGCGCCTTTTGATTGAATTCATCAGACATTGGGGGACCTATTGCAGCGAGCCGCCGGAGTGGCCATCACCCCGGCGGGGGTAGCTGGTAACAAAGTCGTTGCCCGGCATGAGTGGGAAACCGCGAAAATTGAGCCCGTTGGCAAATTTCCGGCGGCAGGTTGGGAATGTCTTGTCGCACCCGGCCGTGACCGTGAAGCTGTCGCCGGGCGCAAGCGCCAGAGGCAGCGGCTGCCACAGCTCAAGGGTGACCGTTGAGGCCGTGCGCAGATGGCCGCGCACTTCAAACGACAGGTCGGCGTTGGCACCGCCGGTGATGTGCAGCACGCCCCTATCGAACCAGCCTGATGCGAAGACGCCGAGACCCGTTGCGTCAAAGCTGCGGCTATCGATGACGGCGGTGACTGAGCCCTCGCCCTTGAGAGCAGCCGCATCAAGGTTCACGCCGCAATTGGCATCTCCGAGCAGCGCATCGCAGGTGTATTGATAAATGCGACCTGCTGGCTGATTGAGCTTGTGAGCCAGGCCGCGGATCTCGGCCCGGAATGCCTTGCCGCTGCGGGAGACTTCACCCAGGTTGCCCTTGCGCAGCAGCACCCGCTGATCCGGCGATGCCCAGTTGACGCGCCAGATTTCCACACCGGCATCATCAAATCGCCCGGCTGCCAGGTCCTGTTCCGACAGGCGTTCGGATGACAGAGCCCCGGCAACGTCGAGGTTGTCCACCGACAACCCGGTGCTGCTTTCGATGGCACTGGCGCTGATAGCGGCGACCGCCTCATAGGTGAGACCGCCGAAGGTCACGTCCTCATCGTGATCAGTGAACCCAAAGCTTGCCCCATCGTGACGGGTCAGCTTCCAGCAGTGACACAAGGTAGTCGTTCCGCTGTCCAGATGGGCCTGCAGTTCCGGCGACAGCGACTTCATGTGCGGACCTCCACAAGCGGTATCGCCGGTATGTCGCCAGCCACGAAATCGCTGAGACGAATGTCGAGATGGTCCGTGTCGAAACGCACAGGCACATCGAATTCAAAGCCCGCAGTGACTGATGCGCCCGAGCCGGGAATGGAGAGGAATGCGAAGGTGAAGAGGCCTGTTGCATGATCGATGGTAATGTCCGGACCCTCTGTCATCTCGTGGCCGTCAACTGCGATGCGGACGGTGCCGGAGACGGGCTTGGCGATGGTTCGGGTATAGGTTTCCCCTCCACTCTTGTAGTGCTTGGTGAGCTGAAAGGTGTCCGACGTGCCGTCGCCCACGGCAATTTCCTGATCGGTTGCAGATGCGGTGCTTCCCGGCGAACAGGATTTGAAATCCGTGTGGTCCTTGTATCGAAATGCATGCAGACGGCCGCGCCGCGCCTCGAAGAAGGCAATGACCTCGTGCAGGTCGTCCCGCCCCGCGACACCGTATCCCGCATTGTATCTGCGGCGGGCGTGAGCCCAGGGCGTGTTGCGTTCCTCGAAACCATTCGCGAGCTCAACGATATCGGTCCGGCGCTCCGGGCCGCCTGTTGAGCCAAAGGAGATGCGGCTGGGAAAGCGGACGTCGTGAAATGCCAAGACTTCGCTCCTGCTACTGGGTGCGTCCGGCGCGGGCGAGAGCGCGGCTCATGACGCCGGCAATTTGTGCTTCGGACCGGCGGAACGAGGCAGCGTCCGGCGTCGACACGTTGACCGTGATGGAGACCGGCTGACCGCCGCTGCCGGACCGGACGCCCAGCTTGCCGTCAGCGCCGCGGGACAAAGGGAGGATCGCTTCAGGACCTGCTTCGCCCATGAGGCCGACACCGCCTGAGAACGGAAACGTGGTGGCACCGGACACAACACCGCCGCGGGCAAAGGGCTGCACCTGGCGGGCACCGCCTGCTCCGGCGCCGAAGAGACTGCCAAATGCGCTGCTTGCAATGGAACCGAGCCCTTCGGTGATGGGATTCAGCGCTGCGCTGAATACTGACTGCGACGCCTGCAGGGCTACATCCCGCAGGACATCTGACAGGTTTTCGCCGCGCATGATGACGCGGTCAAACGCACTGCCGAGAGACTGGGAGATTGTATCCCCCACCGAACCGGCTATGTCGCCGACTTCCTGCATGCTTTGCTCAAGGCCGGTCAGATCTGCGCCGACTGAAACGGAGAGGCCTTCAATTTCGGTCATCTGTCGGGGAATGACTCCATGAGGGATGAAAGGTCCCGCCGCGCCAGAGGGGGGAATGACGCGGCGGGTTGGGCCAGGACGGGGGCTGTCGCGCCAGACAGTGCGCGCACAAGCTCACTCACCGTCATGGTCCAAAACTGCTCCGGGGGCAGGCCGAGCCGACCGAGGCCGAACTCCATGAGACTGCGCCAGGGAAAGGATGCTGATGTCACTGCTTGCTGCCGGCCGGTTCGTTTGTCAGCGGGCGGAAGGTGGCGGCCATCAGGTCCGCGACGATGCGCACGTAGCCGGGCGCGCCCCCCTCGACGGTCATGGCGGACACTTCGTCATCACTGACGTCCTGACCCGCGCCGCGCAGGCCCGCGGCAATGATCCGGATGCAGTCACCTGCGCTGATGCGTCCGGATTTCAGACGATCTGCAATTGCGAGAATGTCCGTGCCTCCGAAGGCGTCCTCAAGCTCCGCAAGCGCACCAAGGGTGAGCACGAGGGTGCGGGGGATACCATCCAGAGTGGCACTAATCTCGCCGCGATGCCGGTTGACCATGTGGCTCAGGCCGCGGTGAAGGTGAGTGCGCCAGCGGAAGCGAGGGTCAACTCGAACGTGACTTCCCCATTGTGCTCACCGGTGTAATCGAGACCCGTGATCTGAAACAGCCCCTGGACAGTGCCGAAGTCCGGCACGATGACCTGCCAGGCGCGGATGGAGCCGTTGAAAAACAGTTCGCGGATATGGGCGTCGGAGGTCGCATCCTTGAAGATGCCAGAGCCGGACAGGGCCGCGGACCTTACTCCCGCTTCGCCCAGCAGTTCACGCCAGGCTCCGGACGAATCCGCATTGGTGATGTCGACTGTCTGGGCATTGAAGGCCAGCGCGCGCGACCGCAGTCCCGCAACGGTGACAAAACTCCCCACCCCATCGCTGTCAAGCTTGAGGAGCAGGTCTTTTCCCTTCTGGGCGGTCATGGATAATCTCCGGCTGCTTGATGGGATCAGGCATTTTCCGTGACGGCGCGGTAATCCAGCACGCCGTGCCAGGTTTCGCCGTCCGGGTCAGTGAGAATGCGGGCGCTCTGGAACCGCAAATTGGCAAGGGTGCCGCTGTCGAGAGACAGATCCGCGTCATGCAGGCGGGCGTGAATGGCGTCGGCAATGTCGCGGATAGCACGGCGGCCGCCGTCTCGCCCCCAAATGTGAAGACGCAACTCATGCTCCGCACCGGTCTCCGTGCCTGTGCTCCAGTCACGCCACACACCGCTGCCCAGGGTGACATAGGGCAGTTGTGCGTCAGGCGGCACGCGGTCGAAAATGGACGGTCCGCCAAGCAGAGCTGAGACGGCCGCATCGCCTGACAAGGCCGCAAAGAGCGCCTTCTGCAGCGCCCAGCTTTGGGTTCCGGTCATTTGGCTGATCTTCCATGCAGGGCGCGCAGGAGCTTGCGGATGTTTTGCCGAAATCCGGCAGCGTGCCGGGCAACAGCGGGGCCAAGCCAGGGATAGGCAGGCATGCGCCGGGTGCCGAACTCAAGGAATGCACCGTAGTCAAGCCGTGTCGTGATGCGGACGTTCAGTCCGTCAGCTAACGGAATAATACCCAAAGAGCGTGCCAGGCGGCCAGTTCGCGACACGGGCCGTACACCGCTGTCATCCAGGTGGCTGCGGGCATCGCGACGGATGGCCTCGGCGACCTTGCTGATCTCCGTGCGGATGGCCCTGTGGATTTTTGCCTGGTGCCGGGCAAGGTTTCGCTCCGCTTGCGCCGTTCCGGTCACCTGGGTGTGTATGCGTGTCATGACTGGTGCTCCCGGCATCTGCATTCGGTCCAGCGGCGGGTGCTGTCGGGATCAATGACGGCATCGATCTGCAGTATTTGTGCGCCATTGCGGAAACGGTGGCCCGGGCGAATATCCGTCCGGTGGCGGCAGGTAACGCGGTAGCGCACGGCGCCGCCTGGTTGTTCTGCTTCGACACCGGCGGCGGGCGACATGGGCGTGACAGCGCCCCACAGGGAAGTGGCGACTTGCCAACTGCGGCTGGTGCCGCCACCGCCATCACTCGAGAAGACGGGTTTTTCCAGTACCAGCCGCTTGCGCAGCTGGCCGGGACGCATTGCATAGATCTGTGACATCGCGCTTTAGAGTTTCGGCAACCGATAAGGGGCAATGAGAGCATCCACAGTGGCGGGGACGCGCGCGGCGCTGCCATTGAGCACCACGGGCACGCGGTTTTCGTACCAGTGGGCGACGAGCAGCAGGACCGCATGGGCAAGCGGCGGCGGGATATCCGCCGGGCTTGTTCCGTAGCCGGCGTCATAGGTGACCCTGACGCCTTCCACCGGACTGCCGGGGACCGGCCAGGCGTGACCGGGTGCCAGGCGCAAACGGGCGCGCAGGCCGGTGCGGTCCACCAGCCATGTCCCTGACGGCACCGGAGACATCCCGCCGCTTGCCGACACCACGTCCACCGATGCGATGGATATGGCGGGCGGATGCGGCAGGGGGACTACGCCGGAATTGGGCCAGCGGTTGAGCGTGAGCACAAGTGTGCGGGTCAGCAGCGCGCGGCCGGTGCGGATTTCAACGGTGTGCCGCGCTGTCGAGATGAGCGAAGACAGCAAGCTGTCTTCGTCCGTTCCATCTATCCGCAGCAGGGTTTTGGCCTCCGCCAGCGACACAGGTTCGCCGGCGGGAGGCACCAGGGTTGTGATGCTCATGCGGGGGACGATCAGGCGGGCCGCATGTGGGCATGGCCGAGCATCGCAAGGCCCGCCAGCGGCGTGCCGCTGCTGTGAACACCGGCGAAGTCCGCCGCGATGCGGGAGTAGCGCCGGCCGCCGACATAGCCGACCCGGTAGACGGCATCGTCTTCGGCAGGGTCATCAATGGTGGCAAAGATGCCCGATGCGCCGATGGTGGGGCCGAGGGCGTCCGCATCGGTGGCGGCTTCCCAGTTGGTGCCGTCATGGGAGTGCTCAAGCCGCAAGGTGATGCTGACACTGCCGGACAGGGGGTCGCCGGACGCGCCGAGGATGACGGTGTGATCGACGCTTTCAAAGCCGCGGCGATCGACGGCAGCGCCGGCAACGCCGGCGGTGACGGTGGCAGGCGCGAGCGTGTGCCGCACCGCCACCTGATTGTAGAGGTCGCGCATGGATGGATGGTCCTTGATTGTCAGGGAACGGGGATCAGGAAGCGGCGAACTTCATGAGTTTGATCGCCTCGAAATTCTGCACCCCACCGCCGACGCGCTTGGTGGTGTAGAAGAGGACGTAAGGCTTGCGGGTGTAGGGATCGCGCAATGTGCGGACGCCCAGACGGTCGACCACCAGATAGCCACGGCGGAAGTCACCAAAGGCCAGTGCCGTGGCATCGGACGCAATGTCCGGCATGTCCTCGGCCTCAGTGATGGCGAAGTTGAGAAGCGTGGCCGGCTGGCCAGCGGCAAGGCCCGGCTGCCAGAGATAGTTGCCGTCGGCATCCTTGAACTTGCGGATCTCGCCCTGGGTCGAGCGGTTCATCACCCAGTTGGCGTTGGCGCGGTAACCGGCCTTGAGCGCATACACCAGGTCCACAAGGGCATCCTGCGGATTGGCCGGGTCAAAGGCCCCGCTGGCGCCTGACGCCATGTATCCCAGCCTGCCCCACGACCAGGCGCTGTCAGCCACCGTGTCATAGGCGAGGAAGCCGCGCGGCTTGCGGACGCCGTCACCGGTGACGAAGGCGGACCCTTCCTGCTCGGCAAAGGCGACCTGCACTTCGGAGGCGAGCCACTCCTCGATGTTGACTGCGCTGTCATCCAGCAATGACTGGGTGGCGGCGGGCATGGCGTAGAGCTCCATGGTGGGGAACTCGAGCTCGGACAGGACCGGTGCGGCGGTTTCGGGCCGCGTATCCGCCTCGCCCACCCAGCCAGCCTGGGCGCCGGCGGTGGCTATGGGCATCTTGAGGGAGGCGCCGGACACCTGGCGCACATTGGCGATGGCGCGGATGGGCGAGGCCTCGGACATCGTGCGGGCGATTTCAGCCTCGGTTTCGCTGGGCACCAGATAGCCGCCATCGGGATCGGACTGGCGGGACAGGGCCTTGAGCTCAAGGCCGCGCAGATCGAGCGTATCGCCGCGGCGCATGTAGCTGTCCCAGGCCTGCTTGTGCTCAAGCTGCGGCAGGGACGCGGTGCCCGCAGCCTCACGGCCGGGGCGGCGCGCCTTGAGCATCATGTCGTCCATGCGGCGCTTCTGCTCGTCCATGGCGCTGTTGATGCGCTCCACCTTGTCGGCGGTGACCACGTCAGCACTGACGCGCTTTTCGATCTGGGAGAGGCGGTCGTCATTGGCGTCCTTGAACTGCTCGAACGCACTGAGAAAGTCGCCGAATGCATCGCGCAGTTCCGTGGACTGCGGGTCCCACCGGACGGCGGTTTCAGCCTTGGTTTCAAGGGTCATGCGGGGTCGGGCTCCTTTGGCCATGGGGAAGATGAAGACGTGACGGGGCGTGACAGCACAGCGCCGGCCCAGCGGATGGTGCGGGCGAGCGCCTGGGACTGCCGGGCGGTGAAAATGTCGAGGCCCGGCGGGGGCCCCGAATTGGGTGGCCGCTTGGCCTTGATGCGGCTGACGCGGGCGGCGTCGAGCATCGGGAATGTGACAAGCGACACTTCCCACAGGTCGATTTCATGCAGCAGACGGCCGCCGCCGGGACGGCGCGCCGCGCGCACGGCGTGAAAGCCGATGGACAGACCAGACAGCGCGCCTGCCCTGAGCAGGGCGTGGGCCTCGTGACCCCCGGCGGCATCAAGCGCCAGGCGGCCTTCGACCCACAGGCCCTGCCCGTCTTCACGCATGCTGATCCAGCTGCCGACGGGGCGGGCCACATCATGCTGGTAGAGCATGGCAATGCGCGATGCGCCGCGCGCGGCAAGGGCCCCGGCAAAGGCGCCCGGCTGCACGACATCTCCCTGACTGTCAGCCACGCCAAAGAGGGATGCGTAACCGGCGAAGCTGCCCTCGCCTGTTTCCACCGCGCTCAGGGGAATGGGCGCAGCCGCAGGCTTGACGGTAAGGCGCGCAGAATCGCCCGCCCGCTTGTGTTCACGACTGGTCATTTTGAGTTTCGTTATCCGGTGTTGGGTCTATTGGCCGGTGAGGCGGTCGAGCTTGGTCTCGATACGGTCGACGGACTGGCGCAGGTAGCGCATCTGCTCCTCGACGCGGGCGGTGCGCTCGCCAATGCGGGCGCCGGCGGAGACTTCACGCTCCAGGTAGTCAATCCGCTGCATGGCGGCGCCGGCCCAGACGAGGGCCCCGGCGGTCTGTACCGCCATGGCGACGATCAGCGCGATGGGGACGCGCTTGTCGAGGTGCCAGTGGTTTGACGACACGCGGAGCGGATCACTCACCGCCATATCCCAACGCCTCGCGTTTTTCGCTGTCAGTCAGGAAAGAGGCATCATTGATGCGCGTCCACAGCGCCTCCCGATCAGCGTTGAGGGCGTCGAGTTGGTCCGGGTCGTACCAGAGGCGCAAATCCTTGCCGTAGCGCGGGGCGAGCCAGGCGGTGACGGCGTGGCAGTAGCGCCCGACGAGGGGCAGCACTGTCTCGCGCCAGAAGGCGCGGTTGGCTTCGGCGTAGTTGGCGTAGGTGTTGTCGCCGGGGATGCCCAGCAGCATGGGCGGGATGCCGAAGGCCAGGGCGATTTCGCGGGCGGCGACGTTCTTGGCCTCGATGAAGTCCATGTCCTTGGGGCTCAGCGACATGGCTTTCCAGTCCAGCCCCCCTTCGAGCAGCAAGGGGCGGCCTGCATTGTCCGCCCCCTGATGGTTTTGTTCCAGTTCGTCCTTCAGGCGGGTGAACTGATCGTCTGTCAGATGCTCCGCGCCTTCCGGACCCGCATAGACCAGCGCGCCGGACGGGCGTGCTGCATTGTCCAGCAGGGACTTGTTCCAGGCGCCTGCCGCGTTGTGAACATCGATCGCGAAGGCGGCGGGCTCCAGCGGGCTGAGGCCATAGTGATCATTGGTCGGATGATAGAGTTTGAGATGCAGGATGGGGCCGGACATGGGGCCCTCCTCCGGCAGGGTAAATGTCACCACCTGGCCATTGGCCTGATATTCATAGGCTTCCGGCCAGCCCTGGGGACCGGGAATGAGCTTCATGCGGTCCGGCCGCAGGGCGTAGATTTCGCGCGGCTCGCCGTCCATCTCCACCACTTCGAGAAAGGCATTCCCGGCTGTTTGCAGGTGCGCGAAGAAGGCGCAACGAACATCGCTGCCTTCTTCCATCGGGTTCGGGCGGGTGAGCAACTCAAGCAGCGGGTGGGTGTCGAGTTCACGCGCGCCCTCATAGATGAGAAGCGGCACAGCGGCGGCACTCTCTGCAATGCGGCGGACAGCGCGATAGACGATGGGGTTTTTCTCAAGCCCCTCGCGCGCGAGCGCCGTGTAATCCCGCGGGGTCCAGCGGGCCCGGCCCTGGGTATGGAGCGCCACCAAAGGCCCGGTGCGGGATGCCTTGGTTTCAGGCGCCGGGTGAGCGCGCGCAAGGAAGCGCGCCCGGCGGGACGGCCAGGAGAAAAGAGGCATGGGTGCTTTCCGGCTGAAAATCGGCGTGGGCTAGAGGCGGCGTATGCTGGGCTCTACCGCAGCGGGGCCGAGCAGAAGATCCGTCAGGGCCCACACAAGGGCGTCGAGGCGGTCGGGAGAGCCCGTCCGGGCGGGGTCCGTTGGATCGAACTCACAGAGCTGATCCTCCAGGCGGGTAAATGCTCCGCAGTGATGCACCCTGCCCTGCTCGTAGAGCGCTGCAACGGGCTCTGCCCGAACCGCCTTGCCACGGGTGGCGCGCACCAGGCGGACCGGCAGGGCCGGATCGACCTGACGCAGCACGGCTTCGACCATTTCTCCCCCCTGATTGGCTTCCGCGACGACCCTGTCCGCCTCGTAAGCGTGATAGGCATCGGCCACGCGGCGCGCCCAGCGGGCGGGGCTGAGGCCGCCCATGGAGCGGTCTGCGGTCACATAACCGTGGCCGTTTTCCGCGCGGCCGGCGACGACGATGCCGCATTCATCCGCCCTTGCGGAGGACGACGCGGGCGGGTCCACTGCCACCACGATGCGGGCAAGCGGCGGCTGCGCGGGAACACGAGCGGCTTCAATGGCGGCGCGCTGCCACAGGGCGCGCGGGTTGTCCTCCAGAATTTCAGCGTCCAGTTCCTGGCGCCCCAGCCGGGTGCCCTGGTAGCGGCGGGTGATGGCCGCGAGAAAGCCGGGCGCGAGATTAGTGGCGTTGGCGCTTGTGCCGGCCCGGCTTATGCGTGTCATGTCATCCGCCATCAGCCGCTTGAGCGCTGGAATGGGGCGCGGGGTGGTGGTGATGACCTGGCGCGGCAGATCGCCCAGGCGCAAACCGAATTGCAGCATGTCCCATGTTTCCTCCACATGCCGCCATTTGGCGAACTCATCCGCCCAGGCGACATGCATCTGATGGCCGCGCAAGGCGTCCGGGTCCTCCGACGAAAAGGCCAGCGCCCGCGCGCCCGACGGCCATTCGAGCAGGCGCTTTGAAGCGATCCATGTTGGACGCTCCGCAGGCGGAGCGATTGCCTGCAGGCCGGACGGCCCCTCAATCATCACGTCGCGCACATCGGCCAGGGTCTCGCCGACAAGCGCGATGCGGATGGGCGCGCGCGCATGGGCGCGTATCCACTCAGCTCCGGCGCGTGTCTTGCCGGCGCCACGGCCGCCGAGCAA